GATAAGTTACATAGCTTATGACCCGTCTAACTTCCTATTTACAAGAACCTATGGGTTAGCACCCTCTAATACTACCCTTACTATCCGGTATATAAAAGGAGGAGGAGTAGCATCAAATGCTCCTGCAGGTGCAATAACAACCTCAGGCATTATAACAACATCAGTAACAGATAGTACATTCCTTGGTACATTGACGTTCAATAATGAAAAACCAGCATCTGGAGGTAAGGATGGTGATACAGTAGAAGAATTAAGACAGAACTCTTTAAAATCATTTGCAGAACAGAAACGTACAGTTACATCAGCAGATTATAAAGTAAGAGCACTATCTATGCCACCTGAATTTGGTTCACTTGCAAAGGTATACGTAACAAGAGAGTACAACGCTAATACTAATAGAAGTGTATTAGATCAAAATCCATTAGCACTCGCAATGTATGTTTTAGCTTATGATGAAAACGGACACTTAACAGTAGCATCTAAGTCACTTAAAGAGAACTTAAAGAAATACCTATCGGAATATATGATGATAACAGATGCAATAGACATTAAAGATGCATTTGTAATTAATATAGGGGTACAGTTTGAAGTACTAACACTACCCAACTATGCTTCTAGAGAAGTATTAATGAAATGTACAGAAGCACTTAAAGTGTACTTCTCCTCTAGCAAAAGAGATATCAATCAACCAGTTAATACCTCAAACGTATTTACCGTACTTGATGGGATTAAAGGAGTACAGACAGTAAAGACTGTTAAGTTAACTAATAAAGCTACAGGAAAATACTCAGCATTTGCTTACGACGTAAACGGTGCAACAAAAGAAGGAGTAGTATACCCGTCTTATGATCCATGTATCTTTGAAATAAAATATCCCGATATTGATATTGAAGGAAGAGTAACAACTATATAACATGGCAATATTTAGAATATATCCCGAAAAAGACTCTTTTATCTGGTCTGAACCTAGCGTAGCAGGTCTATACGGCAATGCCGGTAAAGATCCTGTACTTGAAATAGGAGGATACCCAGACTTAACTTTAACAGGTAGAACCACTAGAGGGTTGATACAGTTCAGAACACTAGATATTCAATCCGCCCTTAATACTAAAGTGGTTGGAAGCTATTCAGCATCACTACACCTCTCATTAGCAAACGCTACAGAGCTACCTGATAGTTTTAATATACACGCTTTACCCGTCTCTTCTTCATGGGAAACAGGCTTTGGACAAAGAGTAGATAACCCCATTAACACAAGTGGAGTAACATGGAAACATAAGGATGTACTAACAACTCAATGGACTGTTCTAGGAGGAGATTATTTAGCATCACCAGCAGCAAGTCAGTCATTTGATTCAACCTCTGACTACGACATAGATATAAATGTAACACCTGCTATAACAGGTTTCTATAGTGGTTCATTAGCTAATAATGGATTCGTACTTAAAATAGATGATTCATATGAGGACTATGTTTCTTCAAGTATAAAACTATCTTACTTCGGATCAGATACACATACTGTATTTCCACCCTATTTAGAAATGCAATGGAACGATACAGTATATTCAAGTACATTGACAGAGTTATCAACAGATATTGCTACAGTTAAAATAAAAAACCATAAACCAGAATATGTAGATTCAGATAAGTCTAGATTTAGAATTTCTGCTAGACCTAAATATCCAACAAGAACATTTTCAACAGGGTCTATATACCTTACAAACTATAAACTACCGGAAGCTTCGTATTGGGCAATTCAGGATTACCATAGTCAAGAAATGATAATTGACTTTAATACAACCTTTACAAAGATAAGCGCTGATAATAGTAGTAGTTATTTTGACGTCTATATGGATACATTACAACCTGAAAGACATTATAAACTCTTAATAAAAACAACTTTAGATGGAAGCGATGTAGTAATAGACAACAACAACGTATTTAAAGTAGTTAAGAATGGCTAGAGATATTCAAATTAAAAAAACAGTTTATAAGAAAGACACCTTCGATAAAGTAATCGATAGGTCTTTTAAACAGTTTGTGCCTATAGTTGATGAAATTTCCGATGTAACAATAGAAGAGTTCTTCTCCTACTACAGTGCTTTATTTTATGAAATTGCCCCAAATGGAGATAACCTCTCTCATGAATATCTTATAAAGAAAAGCTCAGAACTTGTAAACTTAGAAGAAGACTCTACAGACATACAGCCACTTCTGGATGAAATAACAACATTAAAAGAACAGATACTTTCGTATCAAGAACAATTAATCGAAGCAAATACACCTGATTTATAATAGTGGCTGAATTTAACTATAACATAGAACAACTAGAGCTAGAGAGTTTAGCACAATCTTCCAAGATTACTAAGGAGGAGAATGCCCTTATTGGTACTTTTCAAGTTGAGAATCTATTTCCAATAGCCTCTTCAAATATTGAAGTTGGAATTTATGGAATAGATAATACACTGCTTGAGTATGTACCGGAATTCAAAGGGTATTCTTTTGAAGCAAATGCACAGTCTTCCGGTAAAGCAGGAGCATCTATAATAACTATAGACCCTGTTAACGATATTAAGCACTTTGGTTACGAAACAGGAGATGTAAGAATACTATATAACTTTAATAATAACCTTTTTACCGATTCTAAAAGTAAAGGAAGCTTTTTTATTACAGAAATATCTAGTGATAGAACGGAAATTAAAGCACTTACTTTAAATTTAAAAAAAGAAGAAGTTATAAAAGGAGCTTCAGACTTAATAAAAAAATTAGAAGAAAGCGCCTACTTTCAAGAGTTCGATGTAAACTTTGGAGAAAATAATAAAACTGTAGGTCTAAATGTTTCTACAGAGGAAACTAAAAACGGAACAGCCCTTCTTGTTAAGCTATATAAAGCTCTTCCTCCTCAATATAATATCAATTCTGAATTTATAGTAGAAGAGAAAATCAGCGATAGCTTACTATATGAGATATCAGCCAAACCAGTTAGTGACGTATTAGTAATACCTCAACTAAAAGGACCTAACTTCTCATTAGATATTAACGCAGATCAAACTCAACCTACAGAGTTTCTAAATTTTACCGAATTATTTTCATACCCAGTCTCAAGTTCGCATTACGAGCTAATGTCTCTTGTTAAGGAAAAAGGATCGTCAATAGCAATCAATCACGAATCTTACGAAGACTTTATACACTTCTCTTCAGTAGAAGAGAGATTAAGAAACTTTCAATATAAACTTCAACTCCTAGAGTCCTATGAAGCCTCTTTAGTTACGATTAAGAATACTAATCCATCTAATATATCAAGTCTTCAAACTGAGATTACTGGAAGTGAGTCTTACTATAACGGACTAGTAAAAGGAATAGTAAATAACTTCGATCACTACGATAGGTATTTATACTTTGAGTCAAGTTCTTTTTCATGGCCTAAAAAGACTACATCAAAACCCTACACTACTTATTCTGTAACATCTTCAGTTGCAACAACATGGTTTAATTCCAATGTTACAAAAGCAGGTAATTTTGATAATAGCAATGTAGACATACTTACAAATACTATTCCAACCTTTATAAGAGAGGATAAGAGTAACGAGCCTTATACGATGTTTATTCATATGATTGCTCAACACTTTGACAATCTTTGGATATACTTTAAAGCAGTATCAGATAAGTACGACGGAGACCACAGGTTAAATTTTGGCCTAAGTAAAGATTTAGTTAGGGAAGCAATTGAATCATTCGGTTTAAACCTTCCTACCGGTAATCAAAACACTGATAATATATTTGCAATGTTCGTGGGAGAAACACCTACAACAGGAAGCGAACAGATAACTACCATGTCTATAGCAACCTCAGGCTCTTTTAATAGTGGGAGTACTGCATTGGAGTATATGCAACCAGTTGCTAAAAACGACTACGAGAAAGAGGTATATAAAAGACTCTATCATAACATACCTCACCTACTTAAAACTAAAGGAACTGAAAGAGGGCTGAGAGCACTTGTAAATTGCTTCGGTATACCAGAATCTATATTAAGCATAAAACAATTCGGTGGTAATGTAATAGAGACAGACGGAACATATTTCGGCCAAGAAACTTTTCATACCTCAAGTATATATCTTTCTGGAAGTAAACACTATAGAAGTGGTTCAAGTAAGATTAGACTAGATAATACATCTAGCTTTGTATCCGGGAGTACCTTATCATTATACACCTCAGTAGAGCAACAGAGAACTAAATATACAGACGATACTCATAATGTAGAAGTCGGATTTGATATATCAAAAGGAGTAAACGAATTTATAGATCTTAAAATATCAGGAAGTTTTGATATAGACGATTACATAGGAGACCCAAGAAGAAGGTATGAAGCAGGGTACCCTAAGATGAATTCTATCTTAGAAAATATTATGCATGATGCATACCATTGGAATGACTTAATGGTAGATTGGCAAGCAGCTGATGCGGATTGGAATTGGAATGATGAATTAGTATTTGCTCGAAACCCTAAAGCTTTTGTAAGGCTGTTAAACTATTTTGACAGTTCTTTATTTAGGTTAATAAAAGACTTTGTACCTGCTAGAGCAAAAGTAGATACTGGAATCATTATTAAATCTAACAAACTTGCGAGAAGTAAAGCTAAACAGGTAGAAGTATCCGCAATTGATAAAATATACTCAGGCTCAATCTCAACTGTATCTATAACTGGATCACAAGGAGGAAGCTATGATAGTACAGCTAGTGTAGAGTACGCCTATACGACTAATTATGTAGCACATTTTGAAGGTCCTCAAGGAATAGTTAGAAGAGACGTAACAGATGAATCTCCAATGTTTAATGGTGAATTAAGTGGGTCTCTAATGATTGCTAGTGATGGTGAGGTAGGAAAGAATAACCCGTTCTTAAACTTAGCACAGCCGTTAATTAGTATGAACATAACAGTTCTAAACTTTTCTTTACCATTACCACCAGCATGTTATATTGACCTAGTAGGTCTGTTTGTTGGAGCATCATTTACAATTGGTACAGTAGATACAACAGGAGTAGATGAGTCAATAGCAATCACATATCCATCAACCCAGACCGGAATAACAGGATCAAATGACTTCAGTCATGATTTCGATCAGTATGAATTTTTCCAACTAACAGCACTGGGAGTAAACGATTATGGAGACTATTCAGGAACAGGGGGTATATTCCAAGGATGGTTTAATAACCAGCCAGGAACAGGGTCAGCTATTTCAACAGACAATCCCCTTACTATTTATAGGTATAATGAAGAAGTAGTAGGTAATAAGTATTATGCTAAGTTTGCAACTTATGACGGTTAATAAACAGATATGACAGAACAAGAATTTATAGCAACAGATCCAGCACTATTTGGAGGAGGTAATTCAAACCTCTTCTACAGCTCTAGTATTTCAGGTTCTGATAATGTTCCAGTAGCTCCCTTTACTATAATGGGCATGTCCTTACCGTTTGCAGCACAAAATTCTGTAAACATAAAATCATCCCTTAAAGGAGTAACCAAGTTTAAATTTAAATTTGGAGGAGCAGAGGTATTAGCAACTATAATTGGAAAGCAACAGAAAAATACCTACACATACTTTTCTTTCGATCCCGTAACAGTAACTAGTCTGCCCTCATCAGAGATAGCAGGAAACCAAACTGAACTTACTTCGGAGTTTGTATTCTTACCTTATGTAGATAATTCATTCTTTAATGATGATTATAACCCACTACAGGGTAACGCTGAAAGTATTAAGCCTAATTCGGCTACAATGGTAGTAGATAGAAATGCAAGCCAAACAAACCCTAGTAACCTACAAGCAATATTAAACTTTAAAGCAGCACCAGCTCAAATAAATGATAGTCAATACACTACAGCAGGGTTTATTAACGGTAGGTACCTAGGATCAAAAGAAACTAGTATTAACGGTTCATATGCTTCTAGAGACAATAACAAACAAGAGCTGACTGCTTATGTACTAGCAAATGGAATAGCAGGTAACGAACCAGCATTAGCATTTAAGAAGTTTGTCGGCAGTGTACATACGACAGACACACCAACAGCAACAATAAAAGACTTAGCAGTTCAAGAAGAAATAGATATATTTTTCAACTCAGTTAGAACGGGAGTAGGATCAGGAGCATCTTATCCAAACTTCCCTCCTTCTGGGAGCATACTCTACACTATAGATGAAACATCAGGTAGATTTGTTAAAGCAGTAACAGCTAAGGTTTTTGTTGTAGAACAAGAAAAAGTACTAACATCTACAGAAGCTGGCGGAGTTAGCTTAATTGAGTAGAGAAACTATAATTATCATATATTTATATAAAACACAAATAACAAAATGGGATACTTAGACAATTCGATCGTAACTGTGGATGCGATTTTAACTAAAAAGGGAAGAGAGCTGTTAGCTAGAGGAGATGGTTCTTTTAAGATTACGCAATTTGCATTAGCAGATGATGAAATCGACTACACCTTATACAATCCACTCCATCCCTCTGGTTCTGCACTCTACGGTGAAGCAATAGAAAACATGCCTCTATTAGAAGCCTTTCCAGATGAGACACAAATAATGAAGTACAAACTTACTACTCTACCAAGAGGTACATCAAAACTACCAATTTTAGATATAGGTTATTCTTCAATAATATTAAAGCAAGGTGCTTCTCTAGCGATTTCACCACAGACTTTAAACTACTTAGGAGCAACTTCAATCTTTGAAACACAAGGTTATACGGCAACAGTAGCAGATATTAGAACACTTAACTCTTTTAACGGAGTAGGTATTAACACAGAAGATGCAGATAGACTTAATACACTTGTAGCAGTTGGAACTAACGTTTCGAAGACAGTAATGGGTACATCGATAAACCTTACTGCTACTTCAGTAAATACTTTATTTGGTACTAATACTCAATTACAAACTACCTTAACGGTAATAGGTAGAGGATCAGGAGCAAGAATAACAATTCCAGTAACAATTACTAAAACTAACTAATTATGTCATACAAAAGATTTGACCAGGAAGATGTTGTAGTAAGTGCTGAATCAGTAACTACTCCAGTTTGGTCAGGAAACTTAACAACATTAGAAACTTTTACTACTTCATCAACACAGGTAGGTGGAAGTTCCGCTGATTACTATTACGATATATACCAAACCGGGTCTACAGATACTTCTGCTAGAGTACAGTTTAGTGTAGCCTATGCGGATAAAAAAGGATCGGGTTCATTAAACTATAATACAGCAGTAGTAGGTAAGTCACCTTCATCTACGGTCTATGGACAATATAGAAATTTAGTTCTTGGAACAGAAGAAGAAGATTTTACATTCGGTTCAAACAATTCAGAGCACTTTTATGTAATGTCAATCGATAGAGCTAGGTATAAAGAAAAATTACTACCGGGTTCGTTAACTTTAAAATTAAAGAAATCAGGATCAGGAGAATTCTTAAGCTTAACAGATAATAGCTCTCAAGTATCTACAACTACATTCTCAGATGCAGGACGAGTATATGAATTAATCTCTGGATCAGTTGGAGCTAAGTCATCAGGAGCAAAAACAGATGAGGGATACACATTAGGTTCTGGATCTTACGGAAAGTTATTACCGGATATCGGAATTATACTATTAAACGGAAGAGCATTAGATGCAGTATCTACACACGGAGGATTAGGACTAGGTACTAATAGAGCAGCAAATACAGCTTCTTTAAATAATAGAAGGTTCTACGACATATTAGCACATAGTGCTAGCTTTAGAGTACAGTCAGAAGAAACAATCTCTTCTAACTTTGTATTTGTTAGAGCCCGTAACAGTGAGTTTAACTATTCAACAAACCCGTCTTTAATTACAGGTTCAGGAGAAATACGTCATAACGTAATGATTAACTCTCCACAGGCATTTGTAACTTCAGTTGGACTATATAACGATAACAACGATTTGTTAGCGGTTGCTAAACTTTCTAGGCCTTTATTGAAGGACTTTACAAAAGAAAGCTTAGTCCGCATCAAGTTAGATTACTAAAATGAATGAGTGCATTCAAGCAATTAAACCGTCAAGATGTTTATGTTACCGACTATACCTCAAATAAACAGTGGTATGCCTCCGGTAGCACAATAGGGGAGTATGGTCTAGAAGTTTTAAGAGGGTTCTCTGGCTCGACACCGGGGTATCCCTACCCTTCTGACTTACGCAACGGCAGACACCAAAAACTAACTTATGATAGTACTTTCCATAATTACTATACAGGTAGTTTAGGAACAGGTGTCTTTTCTGGTTCATTTGACCTCTCTTTACAGACCACCTTAACTTTAACAGGCTCAAGAAGTTCTTCTGCAGAAGTAGCAGTAATTTCTATACCTAGAGACGTTTACGGTATTGGGTTACAGCCCGGTACAGTTATGATGAAACCTTTTCAAGAAGAGACAGACCAGTACAATGTAGACGGATACGTTAGTGCAAATAATTATGTTGAAGATTACGTAGAGAGATTAAACTACTGGTACGGAACAGATAAAGTAGACCTTGAAGATTATACACACCCAGAAGGAGACTATGTTGATGAAAGCGTTAGTCAGTATGTAGACGATGATGATACCTTAAAGTACGAAAGATTAGAGGTAGTAGATGACGGAGAAGGTAGATTAATTCTTTCTGGATCTGGAGCATCGTACACACAAAAGGAACGTGTAGTGGGGGACGTTATTTATAATCAAGGACAGATAATTATAACAGATCCTGATGTAGCAAGATATTATTCAACTTATGCACGTCATATTGTGCACTGGAAATCAAAACTACCTATTTATACATATAATGTACATTGTACGATTAAAGAAACAGAATTAAACAGTACCCTTAATCCATCGGCAATAACAGGTTCAAACGGTGTAATACAGAATAATATTACAGGAAGTCAATTTAGACCGTATATTACTACAGTAGGATTATATAATGAAGCAAATGAATTATTAGCAGTAGCTAAAACAAATAAAGCAATACCGAAATCAGAGAATGTTGATATGACGTTTGTAATAAAATTAGATATATAAAATGGCAATAGTATTCAGAGCAGATAAAGGATCACCTCTTACGTATTCACAGTTAGATAATAACTTCGGATCGTACTTCTATTCAGCATCAACGAATGGACAGGTTCTTACAATGTACTACCCATCTTCCTCCCAAGTGCCGGTTAATAGCGGATCAATAGATTTTAGTTTAATAAAAGGGTTACAGGATGCAGGGATAAATAAACGTTTAGCAGTCTTTTCAGGTTCATCAGCAATATCATCAAGTCAAGGTATTATACTTGATGCAAATGATAATCTAGGAATAGGAGTAAATGAAGCATCAGATCTACCATTGGCATATAAATTAGTTGTATCAGGAAGTATTAAAGCTACTGGAACAGTAGTTCAAGGCTCAGATGAAAGATTAAAGAAAGATATTGCACCAATAGATAATGCATTAAGTAGAATTAACCATATAGACGGAGTATTTTTTAAATACAAAGATTCCGGAGACAAGAGTGTTGGTTTTGTTGCACAACAAATACAAAAAGTACTGCCAGAAGTTGTATCGGAAGATAATAATGGCTATCTTGGAGTTAACTATAGCGGAGTAACTGCTGTATTGGTTGAAGCAATTAGAGAACAATCTTCGATCATAAGTGATCTAGAAAGCCGTTTATCTAAATTAGAAAATAAATAAGATGCCTTATAATAATAAAATAACGTTAAGAGCGGTTAAAGGAAGTTCCTTAACTCATACAGAGGTTGATAGTAACTTTCAAAGGCTTTACGTATCGGCATCAACCTCCGGGTCAGCGTTATTTATGTTTCGATCCTCATCTGATTACCCATACGACGAATTGGCAATGCCAACTCCTAAAGGTATAGTAGGTTCAGTACAGTTAAAAAAAGGAGCAGCGTTATCTGGCTCCGGAACAACATTTACAGGGTCTAAAGATCTTACTTTTGATTTTGATAATAAGGTATTAACAGTTACAGGTTCTTCTTATTATAAAGGAGACGTAACAGTAGATGGGAGAATGACCGCAAAGGTCTTTCAATCTCAAACTATTATAGCATCAACTTCTACAGGGTCAACTTCATTTGGAGATACAGCAGATGACTTTCATATAAGAACAGGTTCATTCGAAGTACTTGGAAACTCAACTAATGTTGGAGTATTGGGTACAACAGGATTTCCTAATATTTCATCTTCAATAGGAGCATTAGAGAACTTTAGTTCATCTTTAGATAATTTTTATACTACCGATGTAGACCATAACGCATCAGCATCAGCACATAGTTCATCAGCACATTTAGATAGAACAGCCAGAATTCAACTACTATCAGGATCATCTCATAATCAAAGAGAGGTACTATACACATATAACTCAGCTTCAATTGTTACATTATCAGGATCTGCACATGTACAGAGATCAGCATTATTTAATGCTACTACCTTAGGAACCTCTACATTAAGTGCTTCAGCCCATATAGACCGCGTAGCTAAAGTTAATGTACTTAGCGGATCAACCCATACGGATAGAATTGCTAAAGTTAATGTACTTAGCGGATCAGCTCATACAGACCGTGTAGCTAAGGTTGCTTTACTTAGCGCATCAATACATACAACAACATTAAAAAATACCACAGATACCTTTACCGGTAACTTAGACGTTATAGGAAGAGTTTCTGGTTCAGCAGATTTTCAAGGCTCAGATATAAACATACTACACTGGGGATCTGTATCAGCATCATTAGCAGCAATTACAGTTTCTGCAGGAGCAAGTGATGTTACAATTAATAATAATGCAGATAATAGGGTAATAACAGCTACAGGTACAGACGCTTTAAATGGAGAAGCAAATCTTACTTGGGATGGAACAAGCTTCCAAGCTGGAGGAACTAAAATAAGAAATTTTGGAACAAGTGATACAGATATTACAACAGTACTTCCAAATGCTCTTTCTGGATCTATTCTAGAAGGATTTAACGGAGGTTCACTTGTAGTAGGTTTAAGAGACGATACATTTGGACAAGATGCTTTCTCTATAATAGGAGGAGGAGGACAGTACTACAGTACAGGAAACTATACACATAGACTATTCAATGTTTCTGGATCAGGAGATGTAACAGTACTAGGTAAACTATCAACAGGAGGAAATTTAGACGTAACAGGTACAATAACTGCTACTAGCGATATTACTGCATACTACTCTTCAGATAAAAGATTAAAAGATAATATTACTAATATTACCAATCCAATACAAAAAGTACAAGCTATTGGAGGATATGAGTTTGATTGGAATTCACTCTCAGAAAAAGAAGGACATGATGTAGGTGTAATAGCCCAAGAAATTGAATCAGTACTTCCAGAGCTTGTAGTCAATAGAGATAATGGCTATAAAGCTGTACGTTATGAAAAAATTGTCGCGTTATTAATAGAAGCTATTAAGGACCAGCAGTTACAAATCGATGAGCTAAAAACTAAATTGCTCTAGAGACAAAATCAAAAACTATGGAAATGACAAACCCGACTTGGACTTACCAAGGAAGGATGATCACAGATATAAGCGACATGCCTAAGGGCACCTATGGCTTTATTTATGAAACAAAACACATCCGAACTGGTATAAAGTACATTGGCAAAAAAGTTCTCTTTTTTGAACGTAACAAAAGACTAGGAAAAAGAGCATTAGAAGAGTTAAGATTAGAGAGAAAAGCAAAAGGAATTGGAGGACGAACTCCAGCAAAGCAAAAAATAATAACAGAATCAGATTGGACAACTTATCACGGTTCACAGAAAGAAATACTTAAGCTAGTAAAAGAAGGGGTACCTCAAGACTTTACTAGAACTATTCTTGAGTTTGTTCCTACTAAGAAGCTTTTAACGTATTATGAATGTAAGTACCTATTTATTAATAACGTACTTGAAACACAAGATTATATTAATGATAATGTGTTAGGTAAGTTTTACAGAAAAGATTTCAACTTATGATACAACTAAAAGACGTAATAGGATATCCATCTCTTAAGTACCATTTAGACAATGGTCTCTCTTTACATGAGCATGTCTACCGCTATTCAAGCGACGCCTTTGTTAATCTATTTAAAGAAGCAAGGGAAGCTCTTAGAGACGAGGAGATTGAATTATCCGAGGAGGATCAAGAACTATTAGAAACTACAGATATTGGAGAACATGGAGACTACAACGGTATGAAAGTACCTTTAGATTTACCTATGGTCTCCACCAAGTACAATCCACTCTTTGAAATCGGGTCACTCATTGACGAAATGATTGAAGATGAAAACACAATTGACGAAGCGTCAACTATTGCAGATATGATTAATTTTGAACAAATCGAGGAATTGGTTAGTTCAATTGGAGGTCAAATCGATATGGATAAGTTCAAAAAGGCAGTCACACTTCAAAATGAAACCTTCGATTTTAATGGATTTGAATTAATAAAAGCCTCAGTCACTTACATGAATGAGTTAGAATATAAAGGAAAGAAAGTAAAACTAAATAAACCTAAACGTGGAGGCTCTAAAAAATTCTACGTATATGTTAAATCTAAAAAAGGTAATGTAAAAAAAGTATCCTTCGGGGATACTAACTTATCAGTTAAGTTTAAACAAAAAGGAGCTAGAGCATCTTTTGCAGCACGACATAAATGTGCTACTAAGAAAGATAAAACAAAAGCAGGGTACTGGTCCTGTAATATTGGTCGATATTGGAAATCATTAGGCGGCAGCGCTAACTTTTCAGGATACTGGTAATATGAGATTAAGTGAAATACTATTAAGAGAAGAAAAAGATACATTCAACGACTTCGCTGAAGGCAGGGGCAAAGGAGCAGGAAAGATTGCCGACTCAGCTAAAGAAAAAGGAGGGGATTCAATGTTAACACACCACCACTTCAATATTAAACTTGCCTACTACAAGAAAGCAGCAGAAGGTAAATTTGATATAGGCAAAGCTAAAGAAGAATTTGATATCACTCATAAAAAAATTAACTCAAGTATGGACCCCATAGCTTTTCAAAAGGAAATGGGAAGATTAGAAGTACTAGGAGAATTAATTATTAAGCACGGATAGTTTGTAATTAACATTAAAGTTCTTATCTTTAAGTAGATATGCAGGATAGACCTTATATAGAAGATGGAGACATAAGAACATTCACTCAACATGTAGGAGACTTTGAATTAGTTTGGCATAGAGATAAAGAAGATAGGTACATAGAGCCCTTAGAAGAAACAGATTGGAGCTTCCAATTTGATAATGATACCCCTAAGGTAATAGGTAAAGACAAACTATTTATACCTAGGCTAACATACCACAGGCTCATTAAAGGCACAGGAGAATTAAGATTAAGAGTTCAAAAATGTGATAACGACTAACTATATGAAACTAAGAAATATTATTTTTGAAGGATTTGAACCAGCAACATCTATCGTTAACGGTAAAACTTATTCTGTAGACTGGTTAGGATCAACAGATACCCTAGAGGAATTTAAAAAACTCTTACATAGAGTACCTGATACTATAAAATCAATTGAAGTACCTACAAATCTAAAGAACTTTCAGTCCGGTAATGACCTTAAGTCATTAGAGCCAAGAGGTAATTGGAAAGAAGATGTTCTTAATATTATACAAACAGTTATAGATAATGATAAATCTAAGACAGTCGATAGGTTTATACTCTCTTCTTATTTCGGAATAAGTCATATGCCCGGTAAAAATAATACTGATCCAATCTATGTACAGTTAGATTCACAATCTTCTAGAGATTTCGGAGCAGACATGAGAGCCGGAAAATACGGACCACTAGACTAAAAAAACAACATATTAGTTGTTTATTCCATTACTTCTTCTTATATTACAGTAATATTGTTACGGATATAATTATGGAATACGCTTTCCTTTTAGGATCAGTTGAAAATTTACTTGGCAAAAGTCACAAAAGAGCGAGAGCTAATCACGCTTTTCATTGTCCCTTTTGTAATCACCGTAAACCTAAACTAGAGATCAACATGCATACGAACGAAGAAGGTAAGAACTTCTGGGAATGTTGGGTATGCCAGACTAGAGGAACAACTATTAGGTCATTACTAAAGCAATTAAAAACACCTCGTGATCAAGCAGCAGAAGTATTAAAATATTTACCAAAAGGTAGTGAGATAGAGTATAAGGGACTATCTATAGTAGAACTACCCAAAGAGTTTCAGCTCTTATATGATGCTTCAGATGAATCGATCATTGCTAACATAGTTAAACAATATCTATATGAACGAGGACTTAACGACCATGATTTTATTAAATACGGTATTGGATATACAACAGGTGGTGAATATGGAGGAAGAGTTATTATCCCAAGTTATTCTGAATCCAACCAGCTCAACTTTTTTGTTGCAAGAACTTATGACGGCAACTATTTTAAATATAAAAATCCCGAAGCTTCCAAAGACATAATATTCTTTGAAAACTTAATTAATTGGAAACAACCCATAATACTCTGTGAAGGAGTATTTGATGCAATGGCTATTAGACGAAATGCTGTACCTATTCTAGGTAAAAGTATATCTGATTCACTGTATAAAAAGATTATCACTTCCCCGCTACAGGATATCTATGTAGCATTAGACGAAGATGCCAAGACTAGAGCATTTCAAATCGCAGAAAAATTTCTAAACCAAGGTAAGAGAGTTTACCTTATTAACCTTGAAAGCAAAGATCCTTCCGATATGGGATTTAAGCCTTTCACTCAATTAGTACAAAAAGCAGAAGAGTTAGACCTACACGGTATAATGATGCACAAATTAGACCTATGATTAGACAAGGTACAAACATTTTAAAAGAAAATGCAAAAGACAGATTAGACTATAACCCTGATCTGAAACAAATAAACTTCCTCGACAGGAGGGTTTATAAGAGAAGCGAAGGAGTATACTACCCGTCCGTAACAACGATACTCCAGTATATGCCCAAGAATAAGTTTTTTGACAACTGGTTAAAAGATGTTGGGCATAACGCTGATCTTATATTAAGAAAAGCAGGTAAAGAGGGAACACAGGTACATGAAGCAGCTGAAAAGCTAGTACTAGGAGAAGAGGTAACCTGGATGGACCAATACGGTACAGCAAAATATTCTCAAATAGTATGGGAAATGATTTTAAAATTTGCTGACTTTTGGAATACCCATAAGCCTGAGTTAATATCAACTGAGCAATTCGTTTGGTCCGATAAGTACAAGTACGCCGGAACTGCTGATTTAGTAGTTAAGATGGACGGAGAAGTATGGCTATTAGATTTAAAGACATCTAATGCTTTACATAGAGCTTACGATCTACAATTAGCAGCATATGCTAAAGGAATGGAAGAGGTAAAGGGAATAAAGATTGAAAGGTCTGGTATTATCTGGTTGAAAGCTCAATCAAGAGGTCCTTCAAAACAGAAAGGTGTATACCAGGGAAAAGGATGGAAAATTAAAGACATAGGTAAAATAGATTATAACTTTGATTTATTTAAAACCATTTATAAACTGTATTCATTAGAACACCCAACAACTGAACCTATTTATAATAGTTACCCAACAACAATAAAACTATAAAGTATGAAAAAACTATTATTAACCTTAACAGTATTTATTTTCATGAGTTGTTCTACCTTTAGACTTTCAACTCATAACTATGACCCTATATATGGACCAACAGGAGAGGAAATAGAAGTAGATGTAATTACGAACCAATGGGAATTAAATAGAAAGCTAAGAGATGACTTCCAGTTTAGATATGACTTTGCCCAGTACGCAATCAGTCAAGATAGATCATTTGACTGGCGTTTTAATAGGTATAATAGATTCAATACTTTTAATAGATTTAACGCATATGGATTTAACTATTCCTATTGGGATAGAGATAGAATGTGGAATGACTGGGTTTGGGATTATCCGTTTAGTAACGGTATAGGATGGTCGTATGGCTGGTCTAATAGTAGCTGGTCAAGTAATTTCTGGGGAAGCCCTTATGGGTGGAACGGGTATAACAACTGGGGATACGGTAATAGCTGGTATGACCCTTATAATAGACGAGGGTATCCTCCTAACTCTTGGAATAATCGAACTAATTATAATAATAGGAGAGGGGTAGCTAAAATGACCGGTAGAAGAGGATCGGCAGTAACAGGAACAACAGGAAATACCCTATCAGGAATTACACCAGTATTAG